GACGCGGCGTCGAGAATGTGTGGCAATTGGGTGTTGAGGTCGCCCCAACCGCGCAGGTCCTCAGGCGTGATCTTGAGGCCGTCGGTAAACGCCTTGACGACCTGGGCCTTGGCCAGGCCGTCCTTGACGTTGCCGATCGTGGCGGCGAGGCCGGCCATGCTCTCGCGCATCTTGTCGACCGGAATGCCGGCCGACGTCGCGATGAAGTCGAATTGTTGGAGCTGCGTCGTCGTCAGGCCGAGCGTGCGCGAGGCGTGTTCCAGGTCCTCGGCCCACTCGGCGGTCTTCATGCCGCGTTCGATCGCGAAGCCGGCCGCCGTGACCCCGCCGGCGGCGATCAGGCCGAGCGGGCCGAGCGCGCCGAGCGCCGAGCCGAAGACGCCCAGGTGCGCGCTGGCCTCTTCGACCGTGCCTTCCTTGAGGCCGGATAGGACGTTGGTCAGCGCCGCGCCGGCGTTCACATTCTTGAAGGAAAGGCTTTCCTCCAATTCGAGCGCGGTCTTCTTGGCGCGTTTCTCGATCGCCGACAGGCTGGCGTCGACCTGACCGGCCGCCTTGTCGCCCTGTTTCTTCAGCGTGTTCAGATCATAGCTGATCTGGAGCAACAGGGCCGTATTGTCATCCGCCATGGTTGGCCCCTCTAGCTAGCTGGAAACAGCGCCTTGAGCGCCTTGCGGGTGACCGCGTACATTTTCGTCCGGAGCGGCTTTTTCTGCGCCCGATAGGTCGGCCAAAACCAGGGCCGAGGGGCCGCGTCGCCGTGGCCGAATTCGACGTTACGGCCCCAAAACCAGCCCTTTTTGTCCTTGGCCCCGACGATGATCCGCCAGGACAAGGGCCGGTCGGGGTTCTTGTATTTCTCGATACTGTCGCGCAGCTCACCGGGCGCGTGGCCGTCCTTCACGCCGGCGTCGACCGGGCAGGCCCGCTTGAACGCCTGCGTCATCGCCTCGGCGGCGTCGCCCAGCGGCCCCTCGGCCGTGGCCTGGACAACGTCGGGGATGCTTCGCAGCTTTTTAAGCACGGCCTCTTTGCGTAGCAGCTTGGCGTCCGCCATGTCACACGGCCCCCATGGGAATGACCTTGCCGCCAAGCCGGGCGTTCCAGCGCAGCGCTATGGCCAATTGTTCTTCGGCCGTCTGTGGCCGTCTCTTGCGGGTTTCGCCCGGCATGACGTCGGCAAGGGGAGGGATTTTGCTGGCCTGCGCGATGACCCCGGCGTGCCAGGCGGTCCAGGCGGCGAGCGCATGAAGCTCGCGGGCGGCGTTGGCCTTGGCGGCGATGAATGACGCGACCAGGCGCGGCGTCTGGCGCCAGTAGGCGTCGGGATCGCCGCCCAGCTCGCACCAGCGCTCGAATAGCTCTTCCCAATTCCAGCCGCCGCCGCGCTGGTTTGGGCCTAGGTAGGGGACGTCTTGTCGCCCCCCGGCGCGCCGTCCGGGTCGGCTGGCGGCTTGCTCTTCGGAAAGGCCTTGGCCATGGCGTCCAGGATCAAGGGGCCGGCCACGACGGGAACGATCTCTTGCAGGACGTCGCCGGCCTGGGCCAACGTCATCTCGTAGCTGCGCAGGCCCGCCCACATGAACCCGCGCATGACCGTGATATTTCCGGTGTTGATGCGGTCGACCAGCTCGGTCGTCGTGAAGCCGGGGAACATCGCCTCCAGCTCGCACATGCGGTTGATATCGAAGGCGAGGATAAGCGGCTTTTCGGTGTCGCCCTGTTTGACGGGGAGTTCGACTTCGCCACGGATCGGATTGGCCATCGGAGTTGGCCCTTTCATTGTCGGAGGTTTGGGAAAAGTTGAGCGCGCCGAAATCCCGGTGCTGCGCGCTCCCGCCGGGCCGGATAACCGTTAGGCGCGGACGATCGAGCCGCTGACCTTGCCGCTGACCGAACAGGTCATCTTTTTATCGACGGGAACCGCCGGGCTGTATTCCAGGACCAGGATCGAGAACGTCCATTGCTGGCCGAGCGGGAAGGTGATCCGGGCCGAGTAGGCCGACCGGCTGGCCTTGGCGGCCAGGATCAGGCTTTCCGAGGCCGAGCCGGGGACCAGGTTCATGGTCCATTTGACGTCGCCCGGATCGGTCATCCCAAGGATGAATTCCTTGTAGCCGTTCGGGCTGTCGAAATTGGTCGCGTCCAGGACGTCGGCCTTTTCGTTCGGCGGGGTCAGATCGTCGATCTCGGCGAGCGCCGTATAGACGCCGGACCCGGAGGCGGTCTCCAGCTCGAAGATCGAGCCATAGCCGATTTTAGCTTGCGTGGTCATAGCCTGAAACTCTCCTAGCTAGGTTGCGTGGGTGACGCGCAGCGATACGCGCAGACGGAAGACACGGTCGGGCTGTTCGCCCTCGTTTTCGTCGCTCCCGTGTTCGACGAAGACGCCTTGGATGACGCCGCCCGTATTGGCCTCGCGCGCCGTATGCAGCCGGGCGACGACCGCGCTTTCGAGCGCATCGCAATCCGCGACGGTCGCGCCGTAGGTATCGAGCTGGACATAGGTCGCGGCCCATCCGTCGGGACCGTCCAGGGCGTAGGTCGGGTTGATGTCCGTGCGGGTCAGGGTGAAGGCGGGGACGGGCGAGCCGCCCTTGCGCCAGACCCATGACCCACGGTCGGCGGCGAGGCCGGCGACGGTGGCGTCGGCCAGGATGAAAGCCAGCAATTCGGCGCGCATGGTCAGACGCTTTCGGCTCTAGCCGTGGCGCGGATTTCGAACCCCTCCGGCCGATCGCCGGTCAGGTCGTCCATTTCCGACACGTCCTGAATATTGAAGGTGCGGCCCGTGGGCGTCGGCGGATAGATCAGCCGCCAGGTGTTATCGAGGTCGGCCCATTCGGGCGCCCAGCGGATTTGGAAGCGCAGCGGCTTGGCCCCGGCGACCTCGGCGGCGCGAAGCCGCTCTTCGCCAGGAAGGTTGAGCTTCGCCGCCGAAACCGTCTCGACGTCAATCCACGTCTCGACCTCTTCGCCGAGTTCGTTTTTGACGGTGATCGCGCGTTGCAGCGTAAGCCGCTTCGTGAGGGTTCCGGCGGAAATAGCCATGTCGCTTAGGCCGAGGTGCAGCCGATGACGACGTCATAGGTGACGCCGGTCCCGGAGCTGGAATTGGCGACCTGGAGGAGATCGCCCGTCGACGGGGTGACGGTCCAGCCGATCGCCGGCGCGGTGACCAGGAATTGCGCGCCCGGCTTGACGTCGACGATATCGGTCGCGTCGTCGAACGGCCCGACGAAGGGGTTCGACGCCGCGCCGCCAACCTTGACGTTGTTCGTGTTGGCGGCCGAGGCGTGGATATAGATGAACTTCACCTTGACGCAGGTGAGGGTCACGCCGAACGGGTCGGTCAGGACGCCGGCCAGGTCCAGGTTCTCGGAACCCGACGCGGCGATCGTGCGCGTGGCCGCATACATTTTGTCGGCCTGGTTCGGCCCCGTGCCAGGCGCGAAGGCATTGGACACGTTTTCGTTGAAGGTGAAGACGCTGGAGCCGATCGACGGCGCGCCGGCGTAGGTCCCGGCGATGCGGGCGCGGACGTCGGCGGTGACGCCGGCCTGGGCGATGGCGGCGACCGGCGCGAAGGCCATGGCGGCCACGGCCGCGAAGGCCAGGGCGGATTTCAGGAAGCGAGACAGGCGCATGCGGTGATCCTTTCGAGGGCTAGGCCCGGCGTCAGCCGAGTGAGGGAATGCGGTAAGCGTCAATGATCGCCGTCGCCGAATGCGGGACGTCGATGGCGGCGGCGCGGACGCCGGTGATCACGGGTTCGCGGTTCGAATACCAATGGGCGACCATCAACAGGATCGCCTGGCGGATATCCTCGGGAACGTCGCCGAAGTCCGCGCCATAGCCGGCCGTGAAGTCGACCAGGACCGCGCCGGGGATCATGTGGTGAAAGGCCCAGACCGTCCAAGGCCAGGGCAGGAACAGCGCCGGCGCGATCTGCGCGCGCGGATTGGTCAGGTCGACCAGGTATTCCGAGGGATCGACGGTGACCGTCGATCCGTTCGTGTCGAGAAACTTGAGCGTTTCGACGCTGATCGCCGGGCCGATCGGCAAGACGATCGAACGGGCCGAGCGCGGATAGTGATCGAGGCTATAGCGCCAGGTTTGCGAGATCAGACGACGGTTCGTCTGCGTTTCGAAATAGGTCCGCGCCGCGACGATCAGCGATGTCACACGGGCGTCCTGGAAGTCGCTGTCCAGGTAAAGCTGTTGCTTGGCTTCGTCCAAGCTGACCGGCTCTGTGGCCGGGCCGGTGATCCGCTGATAGCCCATGGTCCGGCCTCCTAAGCCGCCGCGCCGATCGGTCGGCGCGGCGGGGATCTA